CTCGGTGCCCTTGACCGTGATGACCTCGCCGGGCATCGGCTAGACCAGCGTGTCCGCCGTGCGAGCGGACAGGAACAGCGCCTGCGACGCCGTCGACAGCTTGCGGACCTCGTAGGCCAGCGTGACCGTCGGGAACTGGCCGTCCGCGTTCGGGGTGGGCGGCGAGGTCAGGCGGCAGTAGGGGGCAAGGAAGTTCATCTGGTCGGTGCCGTTGATGAAGTTCCAGTTGAACGCGATGCCGGTGTTGGCCTTCCAGTTCGTCCGCAGGGCGGCGATGGCCGGGGTGTTGTCGGCCTCCATCGTCCCGGTGATCTTCCGCTGCTGGATCGGCGGCTGAGCCTTCAGGCCCGTGCCGTCACCGCGGTAGTCGTCGGCCTGGATGTTGTTGTCGACCTTCAGCGACCAGGACTTGATGCCGGAGATCGGCGTCGCGCACCCGCCGAGCAGGACGGTCGTCGGCTCGGTCACCACGCCGGTCGAGACACTGAAGCCGGCGAAGGGGAACCGGTTCGGGTAGATCACCGACGGGGTGCCGATCGCGATCGCGGTCGACATCGTGCGGCCGTCGAACTCGATGGTCTCGGTCAGGGTGCCCTGGTTGTCCATCTTCCATTCGATGGTGTTGATGACGCAGCCGAGGTAGGTGTGCACGTCCATGGTTCCGTCGGTCATTAACCGGGCGAGCTGCATCGTCAGGGCGTCGAGGTACGGGCCATCGGAAAGGGTGAAGTTGTGCTGGTAGAGGCCAGCACTCACCAGGGTCACGACGGCGTTGCCGAACGCCGCCTTGTGGAAGCGGCCGAAGCCCTTGGCCTTGGTCTCGAAATCGATCGAGCCGACGGCGGCTTCGGTGGGCCGGTATGAGCCGGAGTCCATCGCGACCGGTCCCGGGTAGATCGCGTCCGACTCCTGGTCGTTCGGCGTCCAGTCGACCGAGGGGCTTCCCTGGTAGGGCAGCCAGCGATCGAGGGTGGCAGCCGTGCCGTACTGGGACTCGGGGGCGCTGATCATCAGCTGCGCTTTGCGGTAGACGGTCATGCCTTGGCTCCGTTCTTGCGGCCCTTGGGGGCGTCGTCAGCGGTCGGGGGTACCTCAGGTGCGTCCGGGGTGCTCGCGAAGTCCTCAGAGGGCTCCTGAGCCGCGCTGGGCACATCGGGGACGATGCCCTCCGTTGCACGGGAGGCGGCCTCGAGGTGGGCGAGGTAGGCCGGGATGGCGACCTCGGCGACGGCCTTGGCCTCGTCGTCGATCGGCTCCCAGTTCAGCGTCTGCGCCAGGAGGAGGGCAGCGACCGCGGCCGCGTTCTCCTCGCCGACGATCGCGACGACGTCGACTTCCTCGTCACGCGTGACGAGCTTTCCCCCGAGCGCAGCAGGAGCGCCGTCGCCCAGAGGGTTGATGTTCTTGATGATCACGGCAGGCCTTTCAGATAACCGCTCGGAATGGGATGGAGAACCGGAGGACCGCGGTCGCTCCGTTGGCGTTGCTGGCCTGGTTGAAGCCATCGACGCCGCCGACCCGGATGTCCCACAGACCGGGGACTCCGAGCGCGTCAGATTGCGCCGCGGCGAGGGCGGCGATGATGAGTGCCTTGAAGGCGGAGTGGATCGCGAAGACCTTGTCTCGGACGACCTTGACCTGACCCGTTCCGCCGGCGTTCGACCAGGCGACGATGGTGATCGCGCCGGCCTCGTCGGAGTTGCCGCCGGCCATGGTGTCCGACCAGGTCATGGTCGAGTTGGCCGAGTCGGCGGGCTTGTCGAGTTCCCAGTCGTCGACGCCGATCGCGACGTAGTCCCCGGAGTTCAGGGTCTCGGGCACGGAGTCGGTGATGTTGACACCCGTCAACCCCGGGTAGGCCTGAGCCGCAGCGAAGAGCGCGTCGAGGATGAGCGGGATGCGCGACCCGTTGATGCCGTCGCTCATGCGAACCCCGCAGACGCGAGCAGGTAGTCCTCCATGAGCTCCTTGGCCTGGTTGGGCACGAGGAAGCCGGCCATGGTGCTGGGGTCGGCAAGGCTGGGACGGAGGCGGGACTTGAAGTACTGGTTGCCGATCAGGCAGGCAGCGCCGATAGCCCAGTCGGGCGCGGTCGCGGCGCCGGCGTTGTAGCCGACTGTGAGGTCAGCCACGATGAACAGGCCGTCCTTGCGGGAGATCAGCTGGCCCTCGGCGACGAAGATCGTCGGGTCGAGTGGCTCACCCCATGGCCACGTGGCGAGCGATGTGATCGAGGCGGCACGGTAGGCCAGGGCGAGGCTGAAGCCGTTGCCCTTGACGTGCTCGGAGCAGGCGGTCGTGATGGTCGGCCCGCAGAGCTTGTCGACCTTCCCGCACGCGAGATTGATGGCCACCTGGAGGACCGCGTCATCGTTGGTGCTCGCGTTGCCGACGAAGGCACGGAAGGTGGCGAGGTCCACCCAGGCGGCCATCGCCGTCAGGCCTTCGTCTTCGCCGGCGCGCGCACCTTGGGTGCGACCGGGACGACGGGTTCAGGTGCGGCCACCTCAGGGGCAGCGACAACCTCAGGGGTCGCCTCGGCGGTCACGAGGTTCGGATCTGCCGAGCGGTTCTCAGGTGCCTGCTCGCGGGCCTCGGGGGCATCGCCGGCGGCCTGCTGGCGCATCCACGCGGCGAGACTCGGGGAGTGCTCTTCGTACTCAGGGGCGAGGTCGGGGAGTGTGGTCCCCCGCTGCTCGGCAAGGCCGCGGTAGTTCTCGGCCAGGGTCTCGTCGGGTTCGTAGTTCATGGTTCGTTGTCCCCTTTCGTGGGATCACTGGAGGTTGGGTCGCTGCCGGCGCGCAGGTGGGGTCTCGGGCCGAGTAGGAGCTCCCGGCCTCGCCCGCCTTACGTGCGATCCATGCGCTGCGCTGAACGCGCCAGCAGCCAAGAGCCGGGGACCTCCTCAAGGGAGTTCCCCGGCTCTCGTCATCGGGTGCCGATCAGAACGTCGGCGCGATCAGGCCGAACCCCGCACCGGAGTTGCCGCCGATCTTGGAGACCGCGGTCGGGTAGCGGCCGGCGGTGAAGGCCGCGTAGCCGTAGACCACGAGCTTGATGGTCAGCTGGTTGCCGAGGGTCTGCTCGAAGCGCAGCTCCTTGGGCATGCCGTCGCCGTCCTCCCAGAGCAGGAGGTCCTCCTTGCGGGCTGCGACGACGACGTCCTCGGGGCCGGAGCCGACGTTCACCGGGACATTGCTGTCGGTGACGATCGGCACGGTCGAGAGGGTGCCGACGACGGTCCCGTAGTCCGGGTTGTCGTAGACGCCGTAGCCGTTCATCGGGCCGTTGGCGTTCGGCACGACGAGCGGGCGGTTCTGGGAGTCGAGCAGCTGCTCGAGCCAGCCCCACCGGTTCGGGTGCATGAAGCCGAACGTGACCGGCCGCTTGCGGTTGGTCGCCACGGCGGCCTTGGCGCCGGCCCACTTGGTCCAGAAGGTCTGGGCCGTCGCAGCCGCCACGAAGGCGGTCGCCTGGTTGGTGCCGGCCGTCTGCAGGATGCCGAGCATCTGGTTCGAGGCGCCGGAGCCGTTCACGACCTGACGGTCGATCTCCTCGAAGTACGCGCCTGCGAGGTCGGTGTAGACGATCAGGTCCGTGCCGGGCGCGCCGCGCTCGAGCAGCTGGCGGGACAGGTCCTGCTGGCCGGAGACCGTGACCACCGGGGGCTGCAGGGCTGCCGACCAGACCTCGTCGGTGTTGGACACCGAGGAGTTCTCAGTCGCCTGCGAGGCAGCGGTCGCGCCGGTGGTCCCGCGGGGGATGACCAGAGCCATGCCCTGATCCGGCAGGGGCAGGTGCGTGACCGCGTTGGCGACCGGACGACCGGAGCGGACCACGGGGGCCGCGAGGTCGACGAGGTACTGCGGGATCACCAGGCCGGCAGCGCCACCGGTGGAGACCGCACGGGACGAGAGCTCGCCCTCGGCCCGGACCTCGACCATGTGCTGCTGCAGGCGGGCCTGCGCAGTGAAGTCGTTGCCGTTCGCCATCCGGTAGAAGTCAGCGAAGAAGCTGGCCTCTCCGCGACGGTCCTTCTCCTGCGAGTACGTCCGCGGCTCGACGGTGCGAGCGTTGGTCGTCTGCGCGGTGGCGCCGAGCTGGGTGATCTGGCCCTGGAGTGCCGCGACGGCGTCCTCCTTGACCTTCTCGGCCCGGTAGGTCTCGAGGGTGTGCTCGAGTTCGACGCGCTGCGCCTCATTGGCAGCCCGCTTGTCGGTGATGGCCTTCTCGGCCTCGGGGGTGAACTCGCCACCGCGGAGGGTGTTGAGCTCGAGGGTCATGGCGTTCCATGCCGTGAGGTTCGCGTTCACGGCGTCGAGCGCGCGCTTGATCAGCTGGTCGAGAGTCATCTCGATCCTTTCGGGTTGATGGGTCGTGCGAGGAATGCCGGGCATGCCAAACACCCGACGAGCCGCAGCAGGTCGGGTGATGGGTGCGTCGACGGACGCCGAGCGCTAGAAGCGCATCGGCAACAGCGGCTCTTCGGCGGCGCGCTTGCGCTTGGCCGGGAACCGCTGCAGGAGCTCACCCAGGACTGAGCGAGCCTCGTCCTCGGGGGCATCCCTCAGGAGCGCCCGAAGATCCCGGTCAGCCCGCAGGCTGCCGGTCGTGTAGGGGTTGGCACCGAAGCCAACGATGGAGACGTCACCGCGGTGGATGTCGTAGGTGTTGATCCGGTACTGGGTGTAGTCCGGGGACCAGATGCCCTGAGTGATGCGGAACGCGAAACTCATCTCGTTGTAGAGACCGGCCCGCATCTTCGGCGCCATATAGGCGACGTCGTAGTCCTCGGGGTCCAGCTGGGGGGCGTTGACGATCAGGCCGATGTCGCTCTCGCTGAGGAACAGCGTGTCGTTCCACGTGCTCGCGATGCGGCGCATCTGGTCGTGGCCGAGGACGAACGGGACCTCGAGGTCGACCCGGTTCAGCGAGGCAGCGCCGGCGCCGGCCGTCACGATCTCGTCGTAGGGGCCGAAGTAGTCCCACATCGTGTAGGCCTGCTCGTAGGCCGAGGCGACCCCGTCGAAGACGAGGAAGCTGCTGCCGTCGCCGGTGTCACCGATGCACTCGCAGCCAGCATCGGTGCACGCGACGCAGGAGCCGGTCGCGTCGCACTTGCACTGGTCGCCGCATCCGGCAGCGCAATCGAGGCACCCGGTCGGGCACGCCTTCAGCGAGGCGGCCCGCAGCTTCATGTCCGAGTGGTAGGTGACTCGAGCCTTCGAGTCGATGGCCTCGGCGCACCGCCGGGACGCCGGCGCCAGGCCGCGGGTTGCGACTGATGCGAGGCGTGCCGCAGCAGCCTCCTCGCGGGTCAGGATCGGCTTCATGCTGGTATTCCCTTCGGGGCTGGGGTCTGGTTCTTGGAGCCGTACAGGCGGTCGAACTCCTGGAGCTGCTCCTCGGTGAACGGGGCGCGGTCGTCGATGTGACGGGCCTCGGTCGGGGTGAGCGTGCGGCTGTCGATCTTGGTCTTCAGCAGCTCGGCCCGGGTGACCGGATCCATCGCCAGGACGGCTTCACGGGTGAGCTTCACGAACCGCGGCGACGGGGTGAGCGACGTCAGGGCGTCGTCGGTGCGCTTCAGGCTCGGGCCCATGCGGGTGACGAGGAAGTCCGTGATCCGCTGCGTGATGTTCTGGTAGACGATCGAGGCCGAGCCGGTCACCGAGACGTCGATCAGGCTGGCCGGCGTGTTCTGGAACTGGCACAGCTGGATGGCCGAGACGTTCATCACGTCGAGCCAGCCGGACTCTGCTGCCTTGGCCTGAATCGCGGTGTAGGTCCAGTCGTTGCCGGTGACGAACAGGTCGCCGTTCAGCATCGAGTTCTTGAACTTCTCCTTGATCACGTCGGCCTCGGCGCGCTCGGTCGGGGTCGCCTTCTTCAGCACCTTCGCGACGTTCTTCAGGTGGGCGCCGGGGACTGCGCCGTTGCCGAACCAGTCGGCCATGAACTCGCCGGCCGACGACCCGGTCTGGATGGTGAACATCGCGTGCGCGATCGGGGAGAGGCCGACCGGGTTGCCGGGCAGCAGGTTCTCCCTGTCGTGCCAGACGCGGCGGGAGTCCATCACCGTGTTGCCGAACTTGTACTCCACGATGCGCCGGTTGACGATCGTGCAGCGGACGTCCTCCGGCGCCACCAGCTGGATCTGCGCGGGCTTGCCCAGGGCGTCGACCGCGGTGATCTCACCGAAGCAGTTGCCCCAGCCCTTGAGCGACATCCGCCGCGCGTACAGCCAGTCGGAGATCGAATCGGAGTGACCGTCCGCGAAGCTCGACGGACTCACCAGCACCTGAGGCGCAGCGACCGGGACCTTGATCCCGTCGATGACCCGGAAGACGTCGACGGGCATCATCGACTCCAGCGCCGCCCAGAGGTTCATCGCAGCCCAGTTGACCGACTGCTGCATCGCGACCTGCGTCGTGACGAACGGCCGGCCGCGACGGCCACCCATGCGGGGTGGGATCAGCGGCTGGCTCAGCAGCGTCGAGGCATCGCGGGTGAAGATCATCAGACTCCCTTCGTGCGCTCGACGACGAGCGCGATCGCGAACCACTGGATGGCGATTGCGCCCATGACGATCGGGCCACCGAAGCCGGTCGGGGTTACCCAGACGCCGAGGGCCCAGGCGATCGCGACGGCGAGAACGAGCAGGGCAACCGCCTGCGCATATTCCGAGAAGGTCATCCGACCGAGTCCTCCGTGTTGTAGTCCGCGTCCTGAGCACGCCAGAGCGCGAGGGTCATGGAGACCGCCGGCGTGATGTC